TAGAGCCGACAAGTCTATGGGTCTAGACCCTGATGCAGAAGAAGAACCGCCTGAAGAAGAACCAGTGGAAGATGATAAAGAATTTCATGTGAAGAAAGGAAAAAAATAATGAGTAGAGAATTTGTAGATTCAGTTGGATCAGGAAATAATATAGAAGCGGAAACTGCATTTAAAACTTCAATGTCAACAAAGGTGGGTGATGCTCTTGAGATAAAAAGAAAAGAAATTTCAGCAAATTTTGTAAAGAACGTAACCCCAGAACCAGAGGAAACTGATGCTGACGCTTGAAGAAGTATATAGTTCAACCGTTATAGAAAAGGATGAACATAGAAAATCTCGGTATTATAAGAAATTATCTCCGAAGATGAAGGATGCTGTTGACCAAATTTTCCGAATTATGGATTCTAAACCTTCAGATTTCCTAAATACTTTTGAGAAAACTATACAAGATGTTTCAAAAAAGTTTAAAGTTTCCGAAAAGGAACTTATGGGATATTTTGAAAAAGAAATGTTATCAATATAGGAGTGAACAATGGCAGTCGTATTACATGAAATAGTAGATTCTGATTTTGAGTATGTACTTAAAGCCACTACTACAGGTACAAATAGTGCTGGAAGTCTTTTAGATGTATCAGCTGCTGAAGGTGCTGCGACTGATCCAAGAGTTTCAATTGTTGGAGTTGCATGGTCGCTTGCAGCCCAAACCGATATTATATGGGATGCAACAACAAACGTGGTTGCTCTTTCGTTAAATGGAAGTGGTAAAATGGGATTTGGAGATGGTATGCCTGCAATTCCTAATAATGCTGGCAGTGGTGTTACAGGAGATGTTCTTGTAACTAACGGAACTTCTGTTGGAACTATTGTAATTAAATTTAGAAAAGTATCTGGTTGGGATAATATCACATGAACACTGTAAAATTATTTTCAGAAGCTGTAGAAGAAGTAGAGTTTATTTGCGAAGCAAAAGAGAACGGTAATAAAAACTACAAGATTCGTGGTATCTTTATGCAGGCTGACATTAAGAACCGTAATGGTCGTGTTTATCCTATGGAGATTCTTAAAAACGAAGTTCAAAAATATAATAAGAATTTTATCAAAGAGAAACGTGCATTTGGTGAGCTAGGACATCCTGATGGGCCAACGGTCAATCTGGAACGTGTCTCCCATATGATTACTTCTTTGACGCCAGACGGTAAGAATTTCATTGGTGAGGCTAAGATTATGGCGACACCTATGGGCGAAATAGTTAAAAACCTTATGGATGAAGGTGCTAAGTTAGGAGTTTCATCTAGAGGTATGGGTAGTTTGGACCAAAAAAATGGTGCCAATTATGTGAGAGATGACTTTTATCTCGCAACCGCAGCTGATATTGTTGCAGACCCTTCCGCACCAAATGCTTTCGTAGAAGGTATTATGGAAGGAAAAGAGTGGGTTTGGAACAATGGAGCGTTAGTAGAAGCGGAACTTGTTGAGTTAAGGCAGAAATTTGATGTTAAAAAGCGTCAAAGGAATGCAAAAGTTGAGGCTTTAGAATTTGCTAAATTCCTCAAAAGATTATAATTTATAAATATAATAACACAAAGGTAAGGAGACAAACCTATGTCCGAATTAGAACAAACAATTGAAGAACTTGAGGCAGAAGTTCTCGCAGAACTAGAAGAAGCCTCGGAGAAACCTTTAGATAAAGCAAAAGACCTTGGATTAGGTTCTGATGATGCTGAAGATAGTGTCTCCGATACTAAAGACCCAAAACTTAATGTTGCCGCTGTAGAAAGTAAAGAATCTGTTCCTGCGCCGGAAGCTGATTTGAGTGGTGATGATACCGAATCTAAAGTTGAAAAGGCTTCTGATGAACCAATGAAGAAACTTGCGGCTGGTGATGAAGTCGATCACGACGGCGAGGATCTCAAGGAGAATAAAAAGATGACCAAAGCTCAGGCTTTAGAGCAGATTAGTAAAATGAAGAAGGCAGACATTGAAGAAATGCTTGCTGCTCATGCTTCTAAACTTGATGAGGCGGATAGTGCCGCAACTGAAGAAGAGTTGAAGAAACTTGAAGACCAGAAGGCAGAGATTGATGAGAGAATTAAAAATATCTCTGTGAAAGAGGACATGGAAGCTCTGATGAGTTCCGATGATACTCTTAGTGAGGAATTCAAGCTTAAGGCCGCAACAATTTTTGAGGCCGCTGTAAAATCTAAGATTCGTTCAGAGATTGCACGGATTGACGAGCAAATTCATTCTGAGAAAGAAGTCGAAATGGATACTTTCAAGGAAGAGATTGCAGAGAAGGTAGATACATATCTCAATTATGTTGTTGAGGAATGGACTAAAGAAAACGAGTTGGCAATCGAGCGTGGTTTGAAGGGTGAGATTGCTGAAGACTTTATTTCTGGGTTGAAACAATTGTTTGAAGATCATTACATTGACGTTCCAGACGAGAAGTATAATGTCTTGGAAGCTCAATCTGAGAAGATTTCCGAGCTAGAAGAGAAGTTGAATGAGGCAATTCAAAAGAGTGTTGACCTTTCATCTTTTAATTCAACTCTAGTTCGTGAACAGGTTATTTCCGAAGTTTCTGAGGATTTGGCCGATACCGAAATTGAAAAGTTTAAATCACTAACTCAAGATGTTGATTTTGGGGATGAAGATTCTTTCCGTGAAAAACTTAATACACTGAAAGAAAGTTATTTCCCGAAGGCTCAAACATCTAGTGATACAGCTATTGATGATGAAGATGGTAGCACCGCACAGGACGTTGATACGACAGATGCCATGAAAACGTATATGTCGGCCATCAGTCGTAATCAAAAGGCGAGTGCATAAAATATTATATTAACAGATGTAAATTAAAAGGAGAAACAAAATGTTTCAAACAGAACATCTACAAGAAAAGTGGCAGCCAGTCCTAGAACACCCCGATCTTCCACGGATTGAGGATTCTTATAAGCGGGCAGTTACCACTCTCATCTTAGAGAACCAAGAAAAAGCTATGAAAGAAGACCGAGGCTTTCTCGGAGAAGCATCGCCAGTCAACGCTATGGGCGGTGGGCAGATGGATACATGGGATCCAATTTTGATCTCGTTGGTTCGTCGTGCGATGCCTAACCTGATTGCGTATGACGTATGTGGTGTGCAGCCAATGACAGGTCCAACGGGTCTGATCTTTGCCATGCGCTCCTCGTTCCTGTCGCAAGACGGTGCCGAGGCTCTGGTTGATGAGGCTATGCCTGGTCAGACCGGCGCTTCTAACCAGAACGCTGCTGGTACAACTTCCGGGCCTGGTGATGTTGGTTCGACTGAAACTAACCCTGCGGTTCTGAACGATAGTCCTGCTGCTAATACTTACACAAGTGCAACTGGTATGACGACTGCTCAGGGTGAAGCGCTGGGTGACACTTCCACAAACTCTTTTGCTCAAATGGCTTTCTCGATTGAGAAGTCAACTGTTACTGCTGTATCCCGTGCCTTGAAGGCCGAGTACACAATGGAGTTGGCGCAAGACTTGAAGGCAATTCATGGTTTGGACGCCGAGACAGAACTTGCTAATATTCTTAGTTCTGAAATTCTTGCGGAAATTAACCGTGAGGTAGTTCGTTCCCTGTATGTCACCGCTGTTAAGGGTGCTCAGGTTAATACGACAACTGCTGGTATCTTTGATTTGGACACCGACTCTAATGGTCGCTGGTCCGTTGAGAAGTTCAAGGGTTTGATGTTTGCTATTGAGCGTGATGCCAATGCGATTGGTCAACAGACTCGTCGTGGTAAGGGTAACATGGTCATCTGCTCTGCTGATGTTGCTTCTGCACTTCAGATGGCTGGTGTTCTTGATTACACTCCTGCTCTCAGCAACAACCTAAATGTTGATGACACAACCACCACATTTGCTGGTGTTATGAATGGTCGATTTAAGGTATATGTCGATCCATATTCTGCCAACGTAGCTGCTTCGCAGTACTATGTTGTTGGTTATAAGGGTACTTCTCCTTATGACGCCGGGTTCTTCTACTGCCCATACGTTCCTCTACAGATGGTTCGTGCGGTTGGCGAGAACTCCTTCCAGCCCAAGATTGGTTTCAAGACTCGTTATGGTCTTGCTGCTAATCCTTTCGCCGCCTCTGGTGCGGTTGCGGCTGCTGACTCGGTTAATACCGATGCTTCGTTGGATGCGAATACCAACGCTTGGTATCGTCGGGTTAAAGTTACGAACTTGATGTAAAATCAAGAAGTATAGTAGAGTAAAATTTAGGGGGTGCTTTCGGGCACTCCCTTTTTTTTATTATAAATAGTAATATGGCAACTGCACAATCACCTCTAGCAAGACAACCGGACCAGTTGGATTACGCAAGTCCGACTCAATTTCGTTTTGGTATTCATCAATTACCGAAAGTGGAATTCTTTACAGTTAGTGCAAATCTTCCCGGCATTTCTGCTGGCACTGTTACTTACGCAACTCCATTTAAAGACATTCCAACTATGGGAGAAAAATTAACATATGAAAATTTATCTATATCC